TAGGTAGGATTGTTGATCTTGAAGAAGAAATCAATGCTGAAATTGATCGGTATGTTGATGAAAAGCACAAAATAATCAATCAGATTCAGGGCTTGAAGAATCCTGATTATATCGCCCTTCTGTTCAAGCGATATGTTGAGTTCAAGAAATTTGAGGTTATCGCCGTTGAAATGAACTTTACATATCAGTATGTTCTTAATATGCACGGGTACGCACTGAAAGAATTTGAACAACTTATAAAAAGTGAGGAAAAATGATGTATTTCGTATATCATGTTATATAAGGGGCGTGATATAATGTATAGTGAAAAATCAGCAAGGGAAACCTTGTTGATTTTTTATTTTCCCGGTGGGGTACTCATAGCCGATTTCGGGCATAGTCGGTGAACTCCTACCCACCGGGAAAATTTTTATTTAGAAAGTTCGTGCTTTAGTCGAACCTGAAAAAAGCGGTTTGCCCTACCGTAACAGGGCATAGGATGTTTGAAATTAACTTGACTGAAAGGGGGTTGCTGTTTATGAACGCAAAACAAAGGAAATTTGCTGATGAATACTTGATTGATTGTAACGCTACACAGGCGGCAATCCGGGCGGGGTACAATGAAAAAACCGCATACAGTCAAGGACAGCGAATGTTGAAAAATGTTGAAGTCAAAACCTATATTGATGAACAGCTTGAACGGCTTCACAATGAGAAAACCGCCGATGCACAGGAAGTTCTTGAATACCTTACCGCCGTTATGCGGGGGCAGCACACAGAACAGACTTTGCAGCTTGTCGGTGATGGTGTGCAGACAATCACAGATATTGATGTTTCTGCAAGGGAACGCTTGAAGGCGGCTGAACTGATCGGCAAGCGGTACGGAATGTTCAAGGATAATCTTGATGTAGGGGGTTCAATCCCGGTTGTAATATCCGGGGGTGATGAACTTGAAGATTAAACAGGCAAAGCAGATTTTCCTTCCTGATTATGTCGGCAAAGGTTACGGTACATTTTGGCGGTGGCGTGGGCGTTATCGTGTTTGCAAGGGAAGCCGTGCAAGCAAGAAATCCAAAACAGCCGCCCTTTGGTATATCGTGAACCTGATGAAATACCCGGATGCAAACTTGCTTGTTGTCCGTAAAGTATTCCGAACCCTGAAAGATAGCTGCTTTACAGAATTGAAATGGGCTATCAATCGTTTAGGGGTTGCTGAATTTTGGGAGATCAAGGAAAGCCCCCTTGAAATGACCTATCTTCCAACAGGGCAGAAAATATATTTCCGGGGGCTTGATGATCCGCTGAAAGTTACTTCAATAACCGTTGAACACGGCTATTTGTGTTGGATGTGGATTGAAGAAGCGTATGAAATCGGCAATGAAGATGATTTCAATATGCTTGATGAATCAATCCGTGGTGCAATTCCAGCTGAAACAGGGCTGTTCAAGCAAATAACCCTGACCTTCAACCCGTGGAATGAACACCATTGGATCAAAGCCCGCTTCTTTGATAACCCGGATGATGAAACCCTTGCAATGACTACCAACTATATGTGTAATGAATGGCTGGATGATGCTGATAAAAAGGTTTTTGAAACCATGAAGCAGCAGAACCCCCGCCGTTACCGTGTGGCTGGATTGGGCGATTGGGGTATTGTTGAAGGGCTTATCTATGAGAATTGGGAAGAAAAAGCCTTTGACATTGAGGAAATCCGCAAGCTGAAAACTGTTCAATCTGCTTTCGGGTTGGATTTCGGTTATACAAACGATCCTTCCGCTTTCTTTTGCGGCTTGATAGACGAAACCAATAAAACCCTTTGGGTGTTTGATGAAATCTATCAAAAGGGCATGAGCAATGAACGAATAGCGGAAGAAGTAACCAAAGCCGGATATTGCAAAGAGAAAATCCGGGCTGATTCCGCTGAACCAAAGAGCATTGACCGCCTTTATGATTTGGGGCTTTCCCATATTCACAGGGCAAGGAAGGGTAAAGACAGTATAAACAACGGCATTGATTATATTCAGGATTTCCATATTATTGTTCATCCTAAATGCGTGAACTTTATTACTGAAATCAGTAACTACACATGGGATGTTGACAGTAAGACCGGGAAGAAGCTGAATAAACCCATTGATGATTTTAACCACCTGATGGATGCAATGCGGTATGCCCTTGAAGATTTCAGCAAGGGGGCGGCTTTCAGTTTTGAATAAAAATAACACATTAGTAACAAACAGCCTTGAAAACCGTATGTTTTCGGGCTTTTGTCTTTATTATGCGATAGAAAGGGGTGAAAAAGGTGTTGAACGGTATTGAAAACGCATTGAACCGGATTTCAAATTTTATGCTGTTCGGGTTCAAGGCAAGAATGAACAACAAAGAATTTCTTGAACAGGAAATCATGCGTTGGAAGGGTTCGCCGGAACGGATCATGCAGATCAAGGGGCAACTGTATTATCAGAATGAACATGATATTCTTACCCGGAAAAGAACCATGATCGGGGAAGATGGCAAGCTGCAAACCGTTGAAAATCTTCCCAATAACCGCCTGATTGATAATCAGTATGGCAAGATGGTGAACCAAAAAGCAAACTACCTTTTAGGTCAACCCTTTGCCATTGAAACAAAGAATGAACTATATGCTGCACTTCTGAAACAAGTGTTCAATAAGCGGTTTATGAAAACCTTGAAGAACGGCGGCAAAGCAGCCTTGAACCACGGTATTTCATGGCTTTACCCTTATTACACCAAAGACGGGGAATTTTCTTTCCGTTTGTTTCCGGGGTATGAAATCCTTCCGATTTGGCAGGACAGCGAACACACCATTTTGGAAGGGGCTATCAGGCTTTACTTGGTGGCGGGCTATGACGGTATCAAGCCCACAATCATTGAAAAGGTTGAAGTGTTCGATATGCAGGGAATTCATTGCTATATTCTTGATGGCAATGTGCTTATCCCTGATTTGACCGTTGAAGAACAGGATTGTTCCTATGTAATGGCAAACGGGAAGCCCCTGAATTGGGCGAAAATCCCGCTGATCCCGTTAAAGTACAACGAACAGGAAATACCGCTGATTAAGAAGGTGAAATCCCTTCAAGACGGTATCAATGTTATGCTTTCGGACTTTGAAAACAATATGCAAGAGGACGCAAGGAACACAATTCTTGTTCTTAAAAACTATGACGGTACGAATTTAGGGGAATTCAGAAAGAACCTTGCAACTTTCGGTGCGGTGAAGGTTCGCTATGATGGTGAAACCAAAGGTGGGGTTGAAACCCTTGAAATCACCGTAAATGCGGAAAACTACAAGGCTATTTTGGAAATCTTCAAGAAAGCCCTGATTGAAAATGCTATGGGCTATGATGCCAAAGATGATAGGCTTTCCGGCAATCCTAATCAGATGAACATTCAATCAATGTATTCTGATATTGATTTAGATGCTAACGATATGGAAACCGAATTTCAAGCCGCTTTTGAAGAAATTCTTTGGTTTGTCAATGCTCACCTTGCGAACACAGGCAAGGGCAACTTTGAGAATGAGGAAGTAACGGTTATTTTCAACCGGGATATTCTCATTAACGAAAGTGAAGTCATTGATAACTGTTCAAAATCCGTTGGTATTCTTTCGGACGAAACTATTATTGGTATGCACCCGTGGATTGATGATCCGCAACAGGAACTTGAACGGTTGGAAAAGCAGCGGCAAAAGGAACAAGAGGAAATGCAGCAACAGGCATATAACCCGTTTGCCCCACAGGGCAACCAGCAGCCGAAAAAAGAAGGTGATCCGAATGGCGAAAATCAAAAAAATTGATATTTTACCCGTTACCCTTGAAGTGGAGTATAAGAACCCCATTTTAGGGCGGGTGTTCGCTTTCTTTGCGTGGCTGATGTTGGTGCGGTTCAAAAAGTTCAATATAACAATGAATAATAGAACCGTGTGCAGCTTTTACCGCCTGATTGTTCCCCGCTTTGTGAAAGGCGGTGGAGTGATTGAAGAATAGCGAATATTGGAAGCTACGGTTTGAACAGCTTGAACAAGCCCAAAACGGACAGGGTGCAGCCGCCTTTGCTGAAATTGAAAAGCAGTACAAGGAAGCCCAAAAGCAGATTGAAGGGCAAATTGCCCGGTGGTATCAGCGGTTTGCCGATAACAACGGAATTACCCTTGCACAAGCCCGTCAATATCTGAAA